TCAAAGTTTTCAATCAATGAAGCACAGATAGGTTCCTTTCCTTGCTTCAGTTTAAAATCCCAAAATGCAGGTTCTGTCATACTTAAATCTCCACTTGTAGTATTATATCACACTTCGATGACTTGACTGATACACTTACCACCAAAGGCAAATGAATTGTTGAGAGTGCGAAGTGTTCGGTTTGGTAGTTCTAGATTCTCCTTGACAAGACATTCTTTTCTGTCAAGTGAACATTTATTTAGGTTCTGGATGTGAGGGATGACTCTGTTCTTCATCGACTCAATTGCATAGATTGTTTCAAGAATACTAGCAGCGCCGATTGTATGCCCAATCTTACTCTTTGGTGCATAGATTGGAGTCTTATCAAGAACATCCGTGATTGCCATATATTCAATCGGATCACCAATGAATGTGGAGGTTGCATGACCCGATACAGCATCAATGATCATGGGCATAGGACTATGCATATCAGCGTTCTTCAGCGCCTTTGTAATCGCTATCTTGGCGCCTCTGGCATCAGGTGCTGGAGCAGTCATATCCAGGGCATCAGACGCCATTCCAGCGGGGTATAGAGTGGCGTGAATGGTGCTACCATACTCCTTTGCCTTCTGACTGGATTGTAGGATCAGGCATCCAGCACCATCACCCATCATGAAACCTTCACGCTTGTCATCAAATGGGCAGTTATAGTTTCCAAGGGCACCAAGTGCCTGAAAATATAACATCAGTTCCACGTTCACATTATAGTCAGACGATCCAACCACAACATATTCATATTCATCACACAGGCGTTGAGCATACTCCATGGTAAACATTGAGGTTGCACATGATGCCAACATGGAAACAGATGCTCCCATGAATCCATAATGTCCACACAGGTGAGATGGAATCATATCAGGCAGAATGTTTACCAGTTTCCGCAGATTGATTCGCTTGTTATTATACAAATCATTTACAATCTTGTTACCTGCCTCATAGGAATTAGAAGCAGATGAAAAGATCACGGCAACTTCCTGCTGTGGTTTCAGACCAGACATCTTAAGTGCCTGCTCTACAACATGGAATGCAAGAAGTTGTGACCTTGTGTAGGTTCGCATCAATTTGGGATCAAGATCTGGCAGTTGTAGAGTTTCATAGTCTACCATCAGACCCCTGGTGATCTTTTCACCCCGTTCAATCATGGGATGAAAATCCACAGAATAATCTACATCATCCAAAAACCTTGGAAAACAATCGCTAGGATTGTTACCCAAAGCGTCAATCATTCCATAACCAACAACATGGACTGGATTAACCATTACTCGTCATCTCCACGATTAAAAAATGTACCAAAGAAACCAGAATCACCTGGTTTTCGGTTTTCGAGTTTGTCAAGCAAGGAATCTGTAGTCTGTAGAGATTCAATACGACTGATTAGATCAGCGATCACACTACAAACCATCGGACGCTCTTGACGTGCAGCATATGCTAATGCATTTCGCAGAGATTGCTCTGCTTCCTTTAACGATTCTTCAACAGATTGTGATAGTGCCATACTTCAGGGTTCTCCAAGTCTTTACAACGGGGGTAGAAAATGCCATCACGATAGCAGGCATTTTCGGGGTCTTGTGGATCATATTTTGTCACTTTTGCTGGATAATCTCTAATATTACAGAGTTCTCCTTGTCTGTGTAGGTAATTATCAAGGCATAAACCGCCAACAAATGGAGCAAGACCTTGTAGCATATAGAGTGTATACATCAGCACTCATCAGATCCAAGTGGTTTAGTAGATTTACGAATGGTATAAGAACCATCGTTGTTATCAATCCAATGGACTGCATCACCTTCTTTGAGGTCTGCTGCTTCTAACAAGTCTTGTGGGAATGAAACAAAGTATTCTGTTTCATCAGTATCCATATCCTTTGCTTCTTGAACAGGAAGAATCCATCGGGTCACAACATCTTTTTTGACTTCTGGTGTCCATTCATATCCACCTGCTTTACGGATTTCTTCTACTTGAGCATCAAGTTCTGCTTTATCACACATCGCATCAAGTTCTTCATCAGTATATCGCACACTACTTACAGTCGTGCCCCAATCTTGAGAAAGATACTCTAAGTCACTATGTCCCCAAGGAGGCATACAATCTTCTTCTAATTTTTTATTTTCTTTTACTACAGTTTCCTGCCAAGCAAGTTTAAACTTCTCATCAAACTCGCTCAGATAATACTCAAGAAACTCATACGCAGCAGACATCATAGTTTCTGCTTTATCATACTGATGTTCTTGAATTTTATCGATCGCAGCGTCAATAATCTCACGAGCGGAACAAATCTTGGATGTTACCATCTCAAGATCGTTCATTGTGTCCCATACTTTACTTACCATGACGTTTGAGTTCTTCTTCAATTGCTTGCTGTACTATAACTGAAACTTCTTTGGATGTCAACCCATTCAACCATTTCCAGTTTGGGTCTTCTGGATCCCAGTCCATTGTGAACGACCCATCCTCATTCTGTGTTATCTTAAGACTATCAGCAGTCATCGCAGTCAGTATCCTTGTGTTTCTTACGAATTTTTTTAAGTTGTTTGAGTTCTTCCTTAATCATTTTATAAGCAGCATCACTATCAATCTTATCACCTATTTCTAGAGCAACAATAATGTCCACACGAGTTCCAAAATGTGCTAGTGCTTTTTCAAAACAATCTAGATCATACATTGTCTTTAGTCTCCTTAATCCATTGTTCTGCTGTCAAAATATCTATGCGAGCATCAACAGCATCAATAGAATTCATCAGTTCATACAAACAATTAGATGTTTCTACGTTTTCTGCTTCAAGTGCAGTAATTCTATCCTGAAGTTCAATCAACTTTGAATAAGTGTCAATTTCTTCAACAATAAGTTTTTGTGAAGGAGCAAAAAACCAATCAACAAATCGCCTAATCATCATAATACACCTACAGATTTTAGATAGTTACGATAACTCATATATCGTCTTATGCTTGGTTGATTCTTCACATCTAGTTGATGGCAAATTTCACAATAACACAACCACTCATACCAGGGTGTGGTAGGATCTAACTCATGATATGGGTAATCAGAGTTTTCCACCTACTTGCCCATCATAAGTTTTGGTTTCAGGCCAACCTTCCTGCCGTCCTTTAAGATAAAAACGGGTGCCTGATATACATGACTCTTCAGTGAGAGCCGTGACCAATCCTTTTCCTTCAAGGTCTGTTGAATCCCATAGTCCATACTTTTTTTTCTCAACATAAAAGCAATCGTCAATTAGTTTCTTTTCCATCTTTGTTTATGTAGGGATGAGGTGCATAAAGAGGACCAGGATAATTTCCAGCAAACTTTTGATACGCTTTAAGTGCAGCAATTACCTCTGGGGTCTCCTCCCAGTTCCACTCATTACCATTTTTGTCAGTAAAAGTTCTTAAAGTCATAGAGTAATCCAGCGATTGTTTTTAAGTGTCCATTGAGTTACTTCTGCGATACGTTCTCTAACAGACTTAGAAGGAACCCATCCCAGTTGCTTCATTTTATCACCATCAAGGGCATAACGCAAATCATGTCCAGGACGAGAAGAATGAAAATCTACCAAATCATACTTCAGTTCTTTTCCTTGGGCTTCGGCAATGATTTGTGCAAGTTCCAAGTTATTGAGCTCTTCCGCTCCGACAATGTTAAACTTAGGACACTTAGCATTACCCCAAGTAGGTTCGAACTTACCCTCATAATTTAACAGAAATAGAACAGCAGATGCGACATCTTCGGCATGAATGTAATGGCGAGAACCAGGAATCGTTCTGGTAGAATCACTATGAATCGTCACATTTTCACCATCACGAATCCGTTTGATGCACATCGGAATATACTTCTCAGGATGTTGACGCTCACCAAACACATTCATTGTGTGGGTGATGTAAATTGGAAGATTATATGTATTTTCATAAGCAACAGCAAGTTCTTCACCACCTGCCTTGGTTGCACTATAAGGATTAGTCGAATTATAACGATCATTCTCCTTATATTTGATTCCGTTTGGTGCAGGACCAAAAACTTCATCAGTACCAAAATAGACAAATCGTTCCAGATTATCTTTCTGAAGACGTGCAAATTCAAGAATGTTACAGGTCGCAACAACATTATCCATGACAAATTCCATGGGATAAAGAATGCTACGATCAACATGAGATCCAGCAGCAAGGTGTAGAATGTAATCTACATTACCAATCTCAGAGCGAACCAAAGGATTGAGTTCTGCCTTCAAATCATGGTGAACAATCTTCACACGCTTACGAACTTCAGGATCAAATGAAAGCATCAGATCGTGAAGACGATTTAGATTTCCACTATAATCAAGACGATCAAGTGTGATCACTTCCCAATCAGTTGTCTTGAGAATTTGTCCAATCAGATGGTGAGCAATGAAACCTGCACCACCAGTAATAAGTGCTCTTTTAGTCATAGTCATTCTTCAAATTTGTAACTAAGTTTAATATCTTTTTTCTTTAGTTTGTAGCGATCAATGTGCTTTTGTCGGTGTGCTTCTGATTCAAAGTAACATTTGCGAGTCTCATTCCCTTCCTTATACACAAGTTTCCAAGGGAATCCGTCAAAGGGGAATTCTTCAGTGTGTTCCATTAAGTTGGTTGTTCTCTCCGTTGAGTATACACTGAATCAAACAATTCGTCAAGCACTTCCCCACACTCAACATAAGTTTTAGGGTCATATGTACTCTGTTCTTGATAACGGCGAACCGCAGTATAAATGAGTCTATATTGTTCAGATGTAAAGTCCATTAGAAAAAAATCCTCCAAATACCATCACAAAGTAATCCATGTCCTTGCATTGTAATTCTCCTTTCATTTTCTTCAAGAGATATGAAAGGTGCAATCTGATGAAGCAATACTCCTTTAAAGAAGAAAGATTCTCCAAGATTATATGATACCACACTATCTGGTGGTCTATGATTTAGATACTCTTGATAGTGACTTAAACCCCTGACATAATCAGATAGTTCTTTATTCGTATCATATTGTTTTAGTACAGATTCATCCCATATTGCTAATCCACTACCACATTTAGGAGATTCAAGAAGCAATGTCCAGGTTAATGAATTATGAATTGTTACATCCTTGAATTTTGCCCATACCATCCTTGCTTTTTGATGTGCATATGGTCTATCCTCATGAATTTTAAATAAAGGTTTTTGACTCAACTTCATTGTGAGTTTATTATTTAATTGTCCAGGAGGGTGCCCAAGTACATGAAACCCAGGATGACCAAGATCATCTATAATTTCACATGGTCCTATCTGCTCAGTAAGTTTTTCAATGACAAGATCATAAATCCATTCGAAATTCTTTTTCAAAATTGGATTCATTTTATTCATCTGGGCAGTATATCTTTCAGAATGAGTCATTCCTTCTTGATAACTGGTGGACCCTATGGTATAAAAATCCCAGGGTTCTGGTTCTCTCCTGACCCAATATTCATAAAGGTCATCAACAATACCTACAGCAGTTTTACATTGTTCATCATTGAGAACTTTTATAAATCCATGTCTTTTCATCGACCAGTAATATCTGCATAGTCTTGAAGTTTACCATATCTAAAGTGTAATCTCAAGCGGGGCCAATCTTCCCACTTACCCTCCCATTCAGCAGGATACACTTCGACATACTTGGTGATATGATGTGGTTGAAATTTGCCATGCTGACCAGTTGGAATCCATTCAAAGTTTAGAAACCTTGCTGTATCATTATATCGCTCATCATCCTCTGAGATTGTCTCAAAGGTATGTGTGCCATTATAACTTGGATACCACAACTGACCACTGGGATCTAACCAGTAGTCAGTCATTGTACCACCAATACCCTCTTCGATGTCTTTGGTTTGGCACACTACATTAGTGAACTGCTTACCCAAATCATAGGATGATCTAAAATAATCAAACATTCCCATTCTTATTCTCCAAGTGTATGAATGACTGGTTTTTCGTGTGCTAGAATATGATATAGATCTTTATTTTTTGCTGCTGATACTGGAACAAACTCCGTCTCTGGATCAAACTCATCATCACGAATGGCTTGATTGATGACAATAGAACCATCAGCACCAGAATATGAACGATGGAAAGTCATTTTAGGGATGACTAGAGCGCCTGAACTGCGATTTAAATGAACGATATGGTAAGGGTAACGCCATTCTGGATTGACAAGTTCAAATGTGCGAAGTCCAGATAGCACACGATTGTGGTCTATCTGGTGATAGTGAATATAAAATTGTTTGGCGCCTACAATATCATCTGGTGGTGAGATAGCAGCACCAGTATGACATACAAGGTCTTGTGCATTAGATCCATCTACTGAAATATCATAGAATACAACCGCTTCTGTTTCACGGAATACTCTGTGTTTTTTGAATTGAACTTCGCTCATTAGTCGTAAACGTTTTGCTCCTGTTGTATTCTATCTAGGTGATGGTAAATCGTCTCTTGAGAGTACTTAAATTCTTCAAATCTTTGTGGATTATTTTTCTGCATTTTGGTAAGCATATTAATCCATTGATATCGACTATCAACGACCCAACCATAACGTCGTTCGTCTTGCATCATGTCGTAAATGGAAATCATTGGAACCCCTTCGTTTTCTTTTTCTTCTGTGGAATGTCAAGAACTTCAATGTGACTTAAAAAACCAGATGGACTATTCCACCAAGTTAATTGAACATCTTCAAAGTTATCAAAAATAACTTCTTTACCATTTGTGGACACCAACTTATAGTGATGGCGATCATAAGGTTTATCACAAGTTTGTTTAAATGTTTCAGTCATTTTGGACAATGTAAAAAGTATTTGTATTCGGCAAGGGCACCATAATGCCATTGTACCACATCACAATCCTTATACTTACTCACAACATTGTAAGTGCCGTGATTGGGTTCAGGTTGTTCCACTTTTGTCTCTGGTTCTTTGACATCCAATGCTACACCCACCATATAAAATAGTGAGAGAGATGCCATACCCAATACTACTCCAAGTATCACGGCACGATAATAATCAAAGTTTCTCATTGTTCTTTAACAACACAAGACGAAGTACATTTGAGATCACCAGAAGACCCAGACACTGTAGAATTATGTTGAGGTGTCCTCTCTGGTGTTAGATTATAGGACACAATCGCAGAAATGAAAAACGCAAGTGCGGGAATCGCAACATATTGAAGATAAGTTTTACTACTCATAATGCTTCTACCTCATCAGCAATTTTATTTAATACATCAACAGGATGTTCCAACTCACCCCAATCGGTACAAAGTCGGTCTGCTGCTTCACGAATCACACGAGCAATCAACTTCTGTCTATCGCCACTTTTAGGACGCATAGAAAGTTCCATCGTTGATTCCAAGATTTGTAGGGCTCTGGTAGTCATTTTAATCATCCCAAGGTGCTTTACGACTTAATACTCTGGCAATCTTTTTATCATACTCTGGTGGTTTGTTAATTGCTTCTACCAGTTTATCATATGCTTCTTCTGAAACATAAACAACTGGTGGTTTTTGACCTAATCTCAACTTACGTTCTGGTGAAGGAATGTGTCCATAAAATACATCATCATAAGGATAGATGTAGTCATCATACCATCCAGATGATAGTGCCTCCCAGAACTCATCATAACTATATTCATCACCTGCAATATAACAATCCCAGGCATACAGAAAGTCGTGGAAACCTTCAAGGAATAGTTCCCATTTTGTTGGGTTTTCAAATCTCACGGGGTCTCATCACTCCAATAATAACGCAGTTTATCACTATCCGCAGAAATATTCAAGTGATAGATTTTATCATCTTCTGTATAAACACCAATCCAAAGTGTGCGTTCATTCATACTTTCAAGATGAAACATTTGAATGTCTTGAAGCACAATTTCGTCTGGATTTTCTTGAAATCTACTCATTTCAATACCTCCGTTACAGTTGCTTGACCATACTCTTCAATCTTCAAGAGTTCCATCACATAACCCTCAAAGTCAGTTTCATCCTTCTCATAGATGACGTGACCATGATTATTATCACTCTCTGTGTGATTATCAAGGTAGTCACCAATCACCAGAAAGATTGCCGCAGTTCGTGCCTTATCGTGTTCTGTTAGGTGCTGATGTGGATGTGCTACGATATTCATAATCGTGTTGAAGAGTTCTGCTCTGGTATAAGAGAACGCAGGTGCTTCTTCGTTCAGTTCATAAGGGTTTCTCATCTCAACCAACTCCATATGCTTCCAGAATAGCACGGGCAAGAGCAATAGCCAAGTCCTTCTGTTCAATACTTATATCTTCACGAGCACCACCAGAACAAGAAGTAACGAAGATACCACCATTATCTACTGTGAGTTCTACTCGGTGAGTTTCATTCTCATCAGCAGGATTAGTCCAAGTAAAGACATCAATCTTACTGCGGAGCACATCAGTTCCAGGAAGTAAAGTGTAAAAATTACTCATACCAAGCTCCTCAATACTTTACGAAGAAACTGAATAGAACCATAAAACTCTTCACCATCTTGCCCACCAATCACAATCCAGTCAATTTCTTCTAGTGCAAGTTGAATTCGTTGCTCTCTTGTGAGGTCTTCAAAATCTTTTTCAGCAAGTTCTTTTCTTTCAATCGCAGCAAGATGTTGGAATGCTTCCTTATTTTCTTCCATAAGGTTCCTTGCGATGTCTAATACCTTTTCTTCTTTTTCTCTTCGTGCTGCTTCTTCAAGCATTTCTTCGTGAGTCATTTCTTTAACCTCTAATTTCATTTCTGGAGTTTGGATTTTTCCCCAAGAACTACCATCAATTGCGAAATTTTCTTTTCCTTTATCATAGAACCTCAACTTACCATCAGTCATACATCCCACTCCCTTGCTTCCCAGTCCATCAAGCACATTTCACCTTGCTCCTTGTCTGTGTAGTTGTCGTAGGCATATTGTCGGCACTGGTCTTCTGTGCCCTCAAATAGCATTTCATACATCTTGTGGTCTCCATCATAGGTAATTTTATAGAGTCCCCACTCGTCGTAGCAATCAGGGAAGAACGGCATCTTTGTTTCTCCTATACCATTCAAGATTTCTGGGTGCCCCATCAATTATATCACAACTCATCTCAAATGCTCGCCAGCGGAAAGTAAATCCACACAAACATTTACTACCAATATTCACAATCAGCATGGGGAAGATTTCCGTGGCAGGATATTCATCCCACTGTAGGGTGAAATCAAACAGAGCAAACTTGGGGGATGTGAGAACCTGAAAGAACCATTCGTGCCCGTAGTCCTCATAGTGTTCGGTATCAAAGAGTTTCATCGTAATTTACTTTTGATGGTTCTAATACATTCATTCCATTTATAACTGTTGGTATCGTGTTCTTTCGGCAACCAGTTTTCAATACTCTCAACAAGGTCCATAATGGTGGGGGTTTTATCCATATATTCACCATCACGATCTACTGGTGCTGGATTATTACAGAATACATCATCCCACCAGTCGGCAATCACATCATAGAGTTTTTGTTCATTCATCTTCATCTTCCTCATAAGGGAACATTTCATCATACTCTTCATCAGTCAGAGTAAGATACTGAACATTAGCGTTCTTGTGCTCTTCGGCATACACTGACTGATAGTGTGCGAAAGAAGATGGGTCAGAACTAGCGTATTCTAGCAGACCATCAACAAAACAAAGGTAGTTCATAATACCTCCCAATCACATTCCCAGTTACAATCGTTGCTTACATTAACCCAGAAGAAGTATTTCTGGTTCTCTGATGCGAGAAACATCATACCATCTCCCTTATCTTGCTCTACAATACAGATGGGGTTGTTGCCCATCATATTAGCAAGACGATTCTTAGCCTTGCTACTCTTTGGTTTTACGGTCACTCTTCGCATTTCAATCTTTTACCCCAGTTTCAGGACTACCATCGGGCCAAACATCATCAAGTGTAGTATCTACTTCAAATCCTTCATCTTCCTTATCAGTCAGGACAGTTCCCATAGGACCTTTTTTCAGTCGTGCCCACTCTTCTTCTGCTTGCTGCATATCATCAAACTTCTTCCTCAGGTCTTCACCCAAAGTCAGTTCAAACTCATCAGCAACTTTACGCATATCTTCTTCTCTTCGGTCCTCACCAAATGCGACACCACAAGCACCTCTCATAATGTTGATCTCATCGTGACCCATCGCACGGGCAACAGTTGCAAAGAAGCGAAAAAGTTGATGAACATTAAGATCTTCAGCAGGAACCTGAAAAGTATAATGCTCTTCAGGCAACACTGAATCATCAAAACCACTGCTATAATGAGTGGAAGTCCACTCAGTATCAAACTGAACTTTAAGGGTTGCCTTGTAAGTCATTGGTCTGTTGCGTATGAAAGTATTATAATGGAAATTCCACCCATTCTATGAGTGAGTGTGCCAGTTCCTCAAGTGTCCTCATCATCTTCATCATCAAACAAATCTACATCAACACCATCAGTAAGTTCTTTTATTCTATCAAAAAAGTCTTCATCAAGTGGATATACTTTCTCTTCACCTCTATCAATACGATCACACATTTCCATCAGATACTCAAGAAATTCTTTGGGATAAGTTTCATCTAGGTTGATACTCGTCCAGAACCATTGATAACACTCTTGGTAGGGGTCATCATCATCCAAGAGAGCATATCCCTCATAGTTTCCACTGATAAGGTCTCTCCACATCTTAAAGTTATTCCACATCTCACGCCATCCAGTTTGGAAGCAGTGACCGAAGTAATACTCAATCCAGTTCATTTTTTTGGACATAGAACAATTCATCCCGCCAGTTAC